TTTTTGCCGATAAGAACATAGCAGTCGAAATCTGGTATCGTGACGGGGCAGGGGCCTTCACACGGGCGCGGGGCATCCTGCGTCGCCCTGACGAAATCACAGAGTTTGGCGCGGCGCGGCTACTCTCAGATACCACCCGGATGGACGTCCGGGTGGCAGACATCCCTAATCCGCGACCGCAGGAGCAGATCCTGATGGGAAATGAGACATTTTTGATTGAGGGTGAGCCGCGCCGAGATCGGGAGCGGCTCATCTGGACAATGACCCTCTGCCCTGCGTGAGTACGATGCATCTGCGCCTCAACATCGATCCTGACATTGTAGCGCTCATGCGGGAAGAGATTGACGCTGGCGAGCGTGCGGTGTCGAAGGCGATCCGCGAAGCTGGCACAGGCTTGAAGTCAGCTTGGCGCGGCCAGATCACGGGTGCGGGACTTGGCATCAGTTTGGCGCGCAGCATTCGGTCTGCGCAATATCCAAAGGGCAAACCCAGTCTGAACGCGGCGGCTCTGGTCTGGTCGAAGGCCCCGGTCATTCTTGGGGCGCACAATACAGGGCCATTGATCCGCTCGAAGAGCGGTCTCTGGCTTGCCATTCCGACTGCCGCGGCCGGCAAGTCCACGCGTGGCGGTCGGATAACTCCGGCAGAGTGGGAGCGCAGACGCGGTGTGCCGCTGAGGTTCATCTACCGGGCGCGCGGCCCCAGCCTACTCGTGGCGGAGGGTCGCTTGAACAGTCGCGGCCTTGGCGTGGCCTCGCGTGCAAAGTCCGGCCGCGGCCTTGCCAGCGTGCCGATCTTTCTTCTGGTCAAGCAGATGAAACTCAACAAGCGGCTTGACCTGGCCAAGGCCGCTGAGGCGGAGTTGGGACGCGTGCCGGGAGCGATTGTGGCAAGCTGGGTGGCGTGAAAGCCATACAGCCCGCTGCATCCATAAGCGCTGTGAGCGGTTTGCAAGAGAGATTGGTAGGCCCGGAGGGACTCGAACCCCCAACCAAGGCGTTATGAGCGCCCGGCTCTAACCATTGAGCTACATGCCCAGCCGAGCGCCTCTGTGATCGATTTTTTGTCAGAGAACAACCCAATGCCCACCCAACGCGAAATCATCTTAACCGCCTTGGCAGATGCCTTTCGCACGATCCCGCATGTGCCGGTTCTGCGCGGCGAGGTGCTGCCTGAGCGCATCCCATCCGCAGGGCTGCTGATCCTGCGCGACGGCAACCCGGGCGATCCGGAGGTCACACTGTCCCCGCTGCGCTATCACTACCAGCAGCGGGCGGAACTTGAGGTCATCGTGCAGGCAAGCGGTGATCGTGATACACGATTTGACCAACTCATCGCCCGGATAGGTGCCTCCATCGCTGTTGAGCGTACATTGGGTGGGCTCTGCGACTGGGTCGAGCCGGCAGCACCTGAGCCTGTCGATCTCGCTGTTGAAGGGGCAACCAGCCTAAAGGCAGCCGTTGTGCCCATCATCCTACATTACTCGCTGGCCGATCCACTTGGCTGAGCGGGTTCCGGGGGCGGGGTTATCATTCTCAGATGGCCCTCGATCATCGCCCCGGCTTCCACGGCCAGTTTGGAGTAATGAACTGAGCCGTTGATTTGACCGGAATGTGCAACCCGGACATCCTCCGCGATCACAGCGCCAACCACGACGCCTTCAATCGTTGCCTGCTTGGCCTCAATGTCGCCCTTTACATCGGCCCAATGCTCAATCGTCACGATCTCACCGGTGATGTTGCCGACAACACGCGCTTGAACCACCAAGGGGCCGGTGCTGGTAATATCACCCGTGACTTCGAGATCCGGTGCGAGGACGGAAGGTTTTGCCGTGCTTGGTGTGAGAGTGGTCATTCGAGGTCTGCCTTCGGGTCGTGTCTGCACCATAGGTGCGTTGGCTGAGCGCTTGTCCCAGCATGAATTGCCTCTGCGTCAAATGCAATTGCTGCTCCTCTAACCAAAATCCGCTGAAAAGGATACCAAAATGGCACGAGCCCATGGGGCGCGGGCGCACATGGCGCTGGCGTTCGAGACTGTTTATGGCACTGCGCCCGCCACAGGCTTCCGCACGGTGCCCTTTGCCAGCACCACGCTTGGGTCCGAGCAGCCCTTGATTGCCTCGGAGCTCTTGGGCCAGGGGCGCGACCCGCTGGCCCCGATCAAGGATGCGGTCACGGCGGATGGCGATGTCGTGGTGCCGATCGATGTTGAGAACTTTGGCCTCTGGCTGAAGGCGGCCTTCGGAGGCCCCACGACCACCGGCACGACACCGAAGACCCACACGTTCCAGTCGGGGAACTGGTCGCTTCCAAGCATGGCGATCGAGACGGGCATGCCCGAAGTGCCGCGCTATGCGATGTACACGGGCTGCGTTTGCGATCAGCTAAGCTGGCAAATGTCACGGTCAGGTCTTCTAACCGCAACCGCGCGGCTCATCGCGCAAGGGGAAAGTGCCTCAGCCGCCACGGCTGCAGGTACGACCACCGCGCTTGGCTTGCAGCGCTTCGGGCACTTCAACGGATCCATTACCCGCAATGGGACGCCGCTCGGCAATGTCATCTCAGCGGAGGTCACCTATTCCAATGGTCTTGACCGGATCGAGACAATTCGCGCGGACGGCAAGATCGAGGGTGCCGATCCCGGAATGGCGTCCCTAACCGGGCGGATGGAGGTGCGATTTGCCGACACGGCCCTCATCACCCAAGCCCTGGATGGCACACCTTGTGAGTTGGTCTTCGCCTGGAGCCTTGGGGCAAGTGCCAGCTTCACCTTCACGGCCCATGCCGTCTACCTGCCGCGCCCCCGGATCGAAATCCCGGGGCCACAGGGCATTCAGGCGACCTTCGAATGGCAGGCCGCCAAGGCTGCGAGCCCCACCCGGATGTGTACGGCCGTCCTCGTCAACACTGTCGCCTCCTACTGAGAGAACCCAACATGCTAACCCTCGATCTCACCAACGCACCTATTTGGTGCGACCTTGTCCCCGGCGTGCGCGTAAAACTCCGCCCGCTCACCACGGCGCTGATGGTGGCTGCACGCAGCGACCCCGCGATTGCCGACCTTCCGAAAGAGGCGAGGACGGAGGAGGCCGCACTGGCGATGGCCAAGGCGCTCGCGCGCTCTGCCATTCTTGAATGGGAAGGGATTGGGGACGCGGAGGGAGAGCCATTGCCGATAAGCCCTGATGCGATCGACGCGCTTTTGGACATCTGGCCGATCTTCGAGGCCTTCCAAAGCCTTTATGTCGCGAAAGGCTTGCTGCTGGACGCGGAAAAAAACGCCTCATCGCCCGTGCCGAGTGGGAGTTCGGCGGGGGCGACGGCTACTGCGCTGCCTGCGGATCCGTCTGCCCTGACTGCCCTACACGACTGAACCAGCCAATAACTTTCGAGGGTTGGCTGGTCTGGGACCTGGTCGGCCGCCTTGGGGGTCAGTTGCGCATCGTCCCCGGCGCTGTGATCGGCTGGGACATGAACGCGGCCTTTGCGCTTGGTGCGTCCCTCGGCATTCCGGCCCCAGCGATCGCTGAACTTTTACCTGCCATCGAGGCGGTGATGGTGCGTAAGGTAAATGACCGGCTCGGCTCAGGCGGCCTTTAGAGGTGTGATGTGTGAGACGTCGATTGTCTCTCGGGCACGCGCCAAATCCCAAGCGCGCTGGAGGTTCATCCAATACTCTGGCGTGGTTGAGAAAAACTGAGCAAGCCGCATCGCAGTATCAATCGTGATGGCGGTCTGGCCTTTAACAAGGCGCTCGATACGGGTTCTCGGCACTTCGAGCCTGCCGGCGAGCGAAATCGGGCTCATGTCGAGTGGCATGAGATAAAGCTCCGCCAGGACTTCGCCCGGGTGGGATGGATTGGTTACGAGGCTCATGTTTAGCCCTCCTAGTGATAGTCCAGAATCTCGACCTCGGCAGGTCCCTGATCGGTCCAGATGAAACAAATGCGCCATTGGCCGTTGATGCGCACCGAATGTTGTCCTGCACGGTCACCGCTCAAAGCTTCCAAATGGTTGCCGGGCGGGAACCGCAAGTCTTCGAGAACGACGGCCGCATCCAAGGCTGAAAGCATGGCGCGCGTTCTCTTAACCAAGTCAGCAGGAAAGCCTTTGCCGAAGCGACCTTGAACCGCTCCAGCGGCAAGCTTTCCACGTGTGCTGAAGATCATAATGGCATGTATCATCATGTGATACATATTGCAAGGGCAATACCGTGGCCGAAAAACGCATCTCTGTCCGGCTTGCGGCTGTGGGCGGCCGTCAGGTCCGTGCCGAGCTGGAAGGCGTGGGCGAGGCCGGATCCAAAGGCTTTGGACGTCTCTCACGCGAGATGGAGCTGGCCAACGCCCGTCTTGCGGGTTTTGCGCGCAAAGCCGGAATTGCCCTTGGAGCTGCGGCCGCGGCAGCGACAGCGTCGCTGGGCGTTATTGTGCGATCCACGGCACAGAGTGCTGCCGAGATCACCCAGTTTGCCCAGATCGCCAATGCCGCGCCGGAGGCTTTCCAGCGCTGGACGGCCGCATCGGTGACGGTCGGGATCGAACAAGAGAAACTCGCCGATATTCTGAAGGACGTGAACGACCGGGTGGGGGACTTCCTGCAGACGGGCGGCGGCCCGATGGCGGACTTTTTTGAGAAGATCGCGCCGAAGGTGGGGGTGACGGCTGAAGAGTTT